CAACTTTAAATGAATGGTGGGAAGAATTCAGAATGTACCATAGAAAGGAAGGCAAAATAGTACCCCTTTTTGATGACTTGATGTCTGCAACAAGATATGCAGTCATGTCTTCCAGATTTTCTGTTTCCGGTGAAGATAAAACTTGGACAGGTGATCTTGAATATAAAAACTATGGGATTATCTGATGGCTTCTATTTTAGATGTTTTTCCAGAGGATGAAGAAGAGCGTAGAAGAAGGGCATGGGGAAGCCCGTTATCAGAGTTTATGCTTACATATCCCGGTAGATATGTAGAAAATCTAAAACAAATACCGGGGATGCTGGAATACCCCATAAGTTTTCAGGAAAGGGAAGAGAGGGGTATGGATCCTTATGAGGGTGTAGTATCCCATACTATTGGCGCTCTACCACAAGCTGCATGGCAAGCATTTCCACTGCTACCAGTAATGAAAGATTTAAGTGGCTCGGCTTCACAGGCAGTATCCAGTTTATCAGAAAGTATAGCAAACATTTTTAATACGCCTCAACTGGCTGTTGAGGCCGGAACTGTTCAACCCATTGTTGAGTCTGCCCTGTCCATGATGGCCGGTGGTAAGGGTGGAAGACCAAAAGGTGGTGGTATATGGCCAAAAGGCAAACAGGGTAGAGAATTAGAGAAAGCAGGAAAACGGGAAGATAAAGCCAAACGCCTTGTTACCCCGCTTTCAGAGGCAAATGCTCCACCCGAAGTACCCAAAAGCACAGATTCTACAGAACCAACGCCATATACTTCTTATATAGACAGCTTGGATGCTGAATTAGAAGCCTCTAGAATAAAATTAAGGGATTATAGTGATTATCAACCTGAAATGCGCGGGCAAAAAGAAACAATAGGTTATGTAGAAAGCCCCAGAGTATACAATCCAGATACTGTTGTTAGGCGCACTGTGAAAGAATATGATTGGCGTCAAGGTGGTACGAGATTTCGTCATAGAGGTGTTAAACTTCATGGTACCGGACCAGATGCTATTAATCCACCATTGACTGAAAGGCAAAGAACTTTAATAGAAGATAGGAATGATAGAATTGAAGAGAATTTTAAATTCTGGAATGATAGGGTAGAGAAGTTAGAGGAGTTAGCTGGTCAGCTTGAAAATGCTGAGAGCGGATTTAGATCGGCAGATAAGAAGTGGATGGATAGGGATGGAGATCCCATATTTCCATTTAAAGATTCTAGACTTCCGGGGTATCTCTTTGAGTCAGAGTTTGAAGGATTTATAAAGGATTTAGATATTCAGGCAGATAATTTTTTTGATAGAGCAACCCCCCAAGAAGAAAGGGACAGAGCGGAAAGGATACAGTTTGCAGAAGAGGGGATTGCTGGCAAGAAGCACAAATTTAAAACTGAAAGGGAGATACAAGTTTCTGGTGGTGTAAAGATTTCAGATGATGAATATACTTTAGGGGTAAGGCAGATACATTTTAATGAGGATGGTAGTTTAACTGATGAAGGAGTTAAGCTTCTAAGGGAGCATGATATCCAAGTTAAAACTCTTGCAGAGAGAAATAGGATAAAGATTTCACCAGACCAAAAAGCTTTAGGTAGATTTGCAGAGATTAAGCGTCGTGAAGAAGAGCAGATTCTCCATAGGTTAGGAAGACTCAGAGAAAGAGAGAGAGACTGGGAAGAATACAGGGGAATATCCCAAATGGGCCGCCGTCTTGAAGAGGGGCAGATGGAATATGAGCGTTCCGGGTCGGGAGAAGAGATGCAAAGGCGCTATGAGGAATCTTTAGCAAAAGGACAAGCCAAGCGTGAGTATTATGAAAGCCTTGCTGGTAAAGAATCAGAAGAGTACATGAAGTATTTGCAGGGTGAATTAAAAAGACTTAAAGCCGGGAAAATAACAGGTGATCTGGAATCTGTAAAAGGACGACAGACACAAGCGACAAAAGATGTTGGAATTAATAGGCATAAAGCCCCACCAACTTGGGAACATTATTGGTCTAATATGTTTAAAACTCCAGATACCCCAGTTGATGAACTTATGTCAAGAGTTGACCCCAGCTTAAAGGGGAAAAATTTAGTAGATGCTGTTACTGAGGCATTAATGGAAGATGAAACTGATTTTGTTGACCCCTTTGGTGAGCAGGTTATAAGGGGAGGGTTTCCTAGATTTTATTCCCAGTATAGAGAGTATTTAATAGAAGGGCCACAGGGAAAGGAGGTAACTTTTGCTGAAAGAGCCACTGATCCAACTATTAAATCATATGAAAAGGGCGAGCAGTTGACGGGGCCGTTAGAAGAATCTCAGATAGAGTTAAAACTGGATAGGCTTATGGATTTATCAAGAAGAAGGTACAGATCAAAAGCTGAAAAGCTTTTATTAGAAAAGGGTTATATCACTGAAGACGATACAAGGATGCGTTGGGAAGACTAGATGGCAAAATATCCAAAAGTAACTGAAGAAGAATTAGTATCAAGAATTAAAACAGAGATTACAGACTCTCTTGGTTATGGTGATGAAATATCCAAGCAGAGAGAGACTGCTATGGAATATTATTATGGGCTTCCCTTTGGTAATGAAGTGGAAGGAAGGTCTCAGTTTGTAGATTCCACTGTTGCTGATACTATTGAATGGATTAAACCCTCTCTTATGAGAGTGTTTGCTTCTGGCGATGAAATGGTTAAATTCTCCCCCCATGGCCCGGAAGATGTACAAATGGCGGAACAGGCCACAGATTATGTAAATTATGTGTTTACAAAAGATAATCCGGGTTGGGAAATATTATACTCTTGGTTCACTGATGCTTTACTCTCCAAGAATGGAATTGTAAAGGTCTGGTGGGATGAATATTCAGAAGAACAAAGAGAGGAATATAGCGGTTTAGATGATACGGGTATTCAGGCTCTTTTGATGGACGAGGGTGTTGAGGTTATAGAGCATACCGCATATGAAGATTCTGCCGGTTATGGTGCAGAAGCTGGCGCAGAAGCTGGTGGAGTTCCTCAGATGCTACATGATGTAGTTATTAAAAGAACAAACTATGACGGAAGAATAAAGATAGAGAATGTCCCTCCGTCTGAATTCTTAATTTCAAGGGAAGCAAAACATATCAATGATGCAAGATTTGTCTGCCATCGGGTAAAGAAGACTTTATCTGAACTGAGAGAAATGTATCCAGACGAGAATCTTGATCCAGAGAATTTAAGCAGTGGTGAATATGATGATACATTTCCGGGGGAAAGAGAATCAAGATTCGGCTTTGATAATAGTTCTAGCTTTACATTTGGAGAATCTGAACATGAGGAAGCGTTAAGATCATACTGGTTACATGAATCTTTTCTTAAAACTGATTTTAATAGTGACGGTATTGCAGAGTTAAGAAAAGTTTGTACAGTTGGGGATAAAGTATTACAGAATGATGAGATAGATTCTATCCCGTTTGTTTCTATTACCCCGGTGAAAATCCCGCATAAGTTTTTTGGTTTGTCTGTTGCAGATTTAGTGATGGATTTGCAGTTAATGAAATCTACACTAACAAGAAACCTTATGGATAATATGTATAACCAGAATTTCGGTAGATATGCCGTGATAGAGGGTCAGGCCAATCTGGATGACCTCCTAACACAAAGACCGGGCGGTGTAGTCAGGGTAAAAGCCCCCGGCGCTGTTACAAGATTAGACACACCAACTCTTGAACCATATTCTTTTGAGATGCTGAAGTATATAGATGGTGTTAGGGAATCAAGAGCCGGTGTAACCAAATACTCTCAGGGCATGAATGAAAATGCCTTAACATCACATACTACGGCTACTGCTGTCAACGCCGTTATGACAGCCGCTCAGAGTCGCGTAGAACTCATTGCAAGAAATTTTGCAGAAACTGGGGTTAAGGATTTGATGAGAACCATTTATGAACTTCTCCTTAAAAATCAGGACAGGGAAAGAATGGTTA